CCGGCTATAAATATACCGCCGTATCTGTTGCTGGTTGCGTTTTCTTCGTTGACAGCTATCGTCAGACTTCCACCATCAATCAGCGTATTGTTGAACAATCCAGTGTAATAAGTTCGCGGATTACCTTTTGCAACCGCTGACAGACCGTGATCTGAATCGGTATACGTCAAAGCATTATTAATAGACAGCCTTCTAGGGTTGGTTAGCGCAGGGCTACCCGTTGCAGGATAAGGGCTATACGTCCCGTCCGTGACTGCTACAACCACCCTGATGAAATACTCGCCCTTGGGGAATCCGTACACAGTGACTTGTTCAGTCATGTAGTAGTCTTCGTCTGTAATCCCATAGGCATAGTCAGAATGACCCAATCCAGTGAAGTCCGCTGCTGCTTGCGATGCTGTCGCTAAATCTGCACGATAGTTACCGCTTCCTAAGTCAGTGACTTTGACGTAGTAGTTACTATTCAACTGGCTAGAAGTGAATTTTTTGCTAGATAAAGCTGCTGAACCAAAGTTGACCCAAGTTCCTGGAGAGCCTCCACTATTAGGCGCATATTGAATCTGTAACGACAGTTGCGACATGATCGCGTTCTGTGCGTTTGTCTGGCCCGATATAGTTCCCGAAGTCAAAGGGCCAGCATAGAATGAAGCGTACAACGTAAGATTCTGATCAAAGTCATTCGCAAAGAAAACATAGTCAGTGTTACTCGTCAGATCCAAAACCGAACTCCTGACGGAAACGGGAACCCTAGAGTTTGAGTCGTAAGTCGGCTCGCCGCCGGTAGTAAAACTGACCGCATTTGCTGCTACGTTTAACTTGTCACCATCCCATGTCAAAGATTTACCCGTCGACGAATCACCTATGCTTAACTTATAAGCGTCGGTGTCATAGCCTAGGAAGAATCCTAAACCATCATTAAACTCGTCCATTGTGCCGCCGTAGAAATTACCAGCCGTTCCAACGCTAACCGCGCCATCGAATGATCCACTAGTCGCGGTTATAGCACCACTTATAGTCGCGCTAGTAGCTGTCAAAGCCCCTGCTGGAGTTACTCTGAATGGCGCATCGGCAAATGTTTCATTTCCTAATTGCAAACCATCAGAGCTTGCTTTAAAGAATGAAGTCCCAGAACCCACTATAAGAGATACATCAGATATCGTGGTTCCTGTTGTCAATAAATCACCATCGACTTGCACGTCCGTACTCAGAAAAATCTTTTCTGAAGTAACAGTGAATGGCTGAATTGGTGTGTCAGAAGTAGAAGTTGGATCTACCACAACAAACTTGTCTGCAATTACTACAAACTCAGAATCTGGGGTTCCTTCTGATGTTGTCGAATATAGACCATAACCAGAAATAGCTCCGTTGTTATCTATCTTAATAAACTTCTGGGCCGTTACATCCCCGACATCATCAGAGATAACGGAAGTTGCATCTTCAATGGTCGCGTATGTGCCATCGGGTTTAACGATCCGCAATGCTTTAACGGCCTCTGCTATTGCAGCATCGCCGTTCCAGGTATTGCCCGCGGCAACACATAACGTAGCATTCTTATGGTCGGTCAAATCACCGTTGGAATCGACGCAATAACCAATCCTAGCGACGTTGTTATCAGTGATTAAGGCGGCAGTTGTATCAACAAGATCCCAATAAGTAGAATTTGGGGGAACATTTCCAGTGTTAGCCAAAACACAAACATAAGGCAAACCACCGCTGACAACACCATCGCCAGCAACATACGCTTGAGTTGCCGACCAGTTATTAGTGGTTAGAGCGCCAGTAATTGCGTACAAGGTTTGAGCATCAGAAACGAGTGTAGCGCCATCTCCGACATTAGCTGTTAGTGAGCTTACGACCCCACCAACTGCGCTCAGACCTGTACTAGGATCTTCTACCGTTGCTTTTAATGCGGTCAAAGCTGTTGCGTTTGCTGATGTTGATGTCCCGTCTAACGTATTGATTTGGGTAACATCTGTTTGTAGGGCAGATACTGCATTTGCGCTACCAGTAAGATTTCCACTCCCATCAGTTAGTATTGAATTCAGCAATGTTAATTCTGTTGACTGAATAGTCACAGTATCTTCTGTAAGAGTTACCCTGGTCTGAAGGGTATTATCAGCTTCACCAGTAGCAGAAGCGACATCTGTAAGATCTTGCATTCCTATTTCTACAGGGTCTTGGGTTGTAGAAGTCTCGTCTTCTAATACATTCCCGGATTCATCGCTAACCTTGGTTATAAAATCTATAGTAGCAACTAAGCTTGTATTAGATGTGCTTAACGCTGTTACGGTGTCATCGATATCTGAAACCGTGCTGTCTAAAACACTTATTGAGTCTGCGTTTGCTTGTATCCCTGAATCCCTTACTGCATCCCAAACGCTTCCTGTATACCTGTATAGCTTGTTGCTGTCGTTTGAATCTATCCACAAGTCTCCAGCAAATAATGCATTTAGCCCGGAATCACTAGCTGTTGGCGCATCATTTTGTATGAATGTTTGAACCTTGCCATCTGCTGTAGCTTGCGCGTCTGAAGCATCAGAGATTGCTTGAGCTATGTCTGTGTCTCTAACTTCTACCCAAGCACTACCAGAATATCTATAGAGCTTGTTTTTATCGTTAGTATCAAACCAAAGATCTCCAGAAGAACTGCCGGAATCAGCAGGAGCATCATTCTGGATAAACGTGACAATCTTCCCGTCAGCAGTGCTTTGTGCTGTTGATGCGGCGCTAATTGCGCTCGATATTCCTGCGTCTCTAGTTTCTTGCCAAGCAAAAGTATCTGGACTCGTTCCGGTTTGGTTGTATCTGTAAAGCTTATTGTCGTCGTTAGTATCTATCCACAGATCACCTAGAGACGAAGATACAGCCGCGGGTTGATCATCCTGGTAAAAGGTAACTATTTTCCCGTCTGCAGTAGACTGTGCATTATTAGCAGCGGTAACAGCTGCATCTATATCGGTATCTCGAATAGATTGCCAGGCACTTCCGTTCCAACGATACGCTTTATTCTTATCGTTCGTGTCAAACCACAAATCACCCGTGGCGTATGTCCCGCCACTAGGCTCTGCATCTTGAAAATAACTCTGAATCTTACCCTGAGCTAAGGTAGTGTTTGCCGCAACATTGGTATTTGTAGTTGATAAATTAGCCGTAAGGTTTGTGATGGAGTTAGCGTTAGCGCCAATCCTTGGATCTTCCAAGCTAACCCATGCAGAGCCACTCCAATAATATGGGTGGTTGGAGTCGTCTGAGTCGTACCATCTGGAAAAATCAGGTATTGGATCAGGGATACCACCTACACCCGCCACTGGAGCGGTTGTTTGTATAAATATATCGCTGACACCAGAGGTTAGATCAACGACGGTTCCTTCTAGGTTGCTAAGTGCGGTTGATACTGTATTAATGTTTCCTTGCAGTATAGCGTCTTGATCACTAACGTAGATCGCTACATCGCCAAGATTCTGTATATCAACCTCAGCCCCAGTCTCAAGGTCAAGAACATCGCCGGTCTCAATTTCTACTTGTAGGATTTCTTGCGCCAATACTGAGTTTTTGACATCTGTAGCTGTAAGTACCGTCGATTCGTCATCATCTAAGAAGTTAACAGATAGAGTGGCACCTACCGTTGCATTATTATCAGGTCTCAATCCAGCAGTGTCATCAACGTCAACCCACTCAACAGAGTCAGCAACCTGATCCGTGGTAGTGACGGCTTCAGGTCCAACTACAGCACTTACTGCTGACTCATCTGTAGCAACGCCTGTGCCCGACGATGATGTTCCGCTCGCTGTAGCAACAAATGTGTCTCCAGTGTTAACAGGAGATGAAGCACCTAGCGATGTCCAGGTTGTATTGCCAATAGTCTTAATTCTGTAGGTTTGCCCGATAATGATATCTGTGGCAGCAACCTCGTTGTCATACAGAGACGCTCTGACCCAATAGTATCTGGTCAAAGCTGTGCTAGGTAGAACGAAGGTTACAGCATCGCTTTTTGTCCTTAGAAATATAGAAGAATCACTAAAATTGCTGGTAGCACTCTGGTAAACAATGATGTCATTAAAGGTGCTGCTGGGAACCGGATTATCCCAGGTCAACCTTACGTCATGACCGTTGACCACTGAGCTCAAGTTTGTCGGCGCGGGAACACCTGAGAAACCATCTGTAATTGATCCGTCCGACGTGATTACTGAATAATTATCTACTGGAATATCTGCGTAATTCGCCTGGGTGTCTTTCAACAGAGTCAGAGTTACTGCACCTTCTGCTGAGAAATTAAACCCCAATACAACGAAAGGTGTTTCGTTGAAACTAACAGGGTCAGAATCTGAGCCGGCAAATTTGCTAAGCGTAATTTTTACTCGGTCACCAACCGTATATCGCAATGCTTTTAGATTGCAGGGGAACTCGATTAGCATTTGGTCGTTAGACCTGTTAATCATTTGATAGGTCAACCGCTGACACATATAAACGTCATTGGTCATAGGAAGCTCTACTTCCTTATAGAGGACCTCTCCTGCGTCCCTGGTCGCTATATCTGTTAGCTGCACTTCTGGGAATGCGACCTTCTTGTGCAGATCTGCTGGATTAAAGTGAGTACCCTTTATGGTGTTGAACCTAGAGTCTCTAGTGTTAGCCACAGTAATATTAATAGGCCCGGTTAGGTCATCGTCAGTCAGGACCGCATCTGACTCAGGGGCAACGTACTGGCCAGCCTGCATGACATACTTACCGCTAGAATACACAAGCGAGCCATTCATCGAGCTAAGTATTTTGTTTACGTTCTGCGAGTGACTATCAGTGCCGTAGAGAACACCGTTACACGTAAATCTCTTCTGCGTCTGTGAGCCTGGGATCGACACTAAGGCATCAGCATAATCGGCTGCGCTATGTACAGCAGACCAATCAATAAGTGACGACGGTACACCCATACCGAAATCGTCGTCTAGAATGTAATTAGCCAGGCATAATGCCGGGTTGTCGGACCATTCCCAAGTAGTGCTGTCTGCTAACCTTTGTGTAGAAACTCCTAAGCTAGAATCATATTCATCCGAGGTGCTGTCTTTGCGAGGATCGTAAACAGCCATGCCCTTTACCAGGGCTTTGATGTCCTGCGGATTATACTTGTTCCAGATCTCTGCGATCTTTTCGTTGTCAGGGAACGAAAACTTAGTAGCTATGTAGGTAATACCTTGACCTTTGTGATCGTCAGTCCATTTAAAGAACTCGTTATCTACAGGCGCGCTAGCAGCAGTCTGACCTCCTAAATACTTGTAGACAGTAACCAGGGTATTTGAGTCTATCGGCTTAAATATGGTTGTAGTGCCGTTGACAATACCGCCCAAAGCGTTACCGCTGTTTATGTCAGCGTTGGGGATAATTACATTGTCTAAGTAAATGTCCGTAATCGCTTCAGATTTATCACCCGTCAAAGCAATTACATGCCAGAGGTCTTGATTTCCTGTACCAGAAACACCCATGAAGGCGACAGGTCCAGATATCAAAGACTCGCCGTATACTCGTTTTACCGGAGCCGTCGTTGTTCTTACAGTCTTTTGCCGAGCGTAGTTAGAGTCTGGCCTGGGTAGGCTCATCTCCATAAGCTTTGACATGCCGACAACACCAGCAGTAATAGCTAGAGCGCCTACAACAGCTGTCGTTCCGGCACCTATGCCGAAAACAACCTCTAAAATTGGCAGGGCCTCCATCACTAGAGTGCCCACGAACATAATCGCTGATACTATCGCTTGTGGCATTTATTCCATCCGCATATTAGATTTTCTTGGTCTATCTGAATAATACCGTTCTTACACAGACACAGTATCTTGTCGCCAAGCTTTATGCCCATCAAATCACCAGTGGACATCCTTACTAGGCACGGATCCCCGTCGCTTAATGTTTTGCTCGGAGGGCCCAAAACGCTTGAAACCGTTTGTTTTAGGCTTCCATTGCCTTCAATTATTTTATAGGCTGAAGTCTCGTCTTGGTAGTTAAAAGACTCTAAATAATCAACGCCAGTCAGCTCTTTTACTATAAACCCTGCCCACTGACAGCAGTCAGCATCACCGTAATCAAACCGTCTTTTGTCCCACTTGTTTGCAGCTTTTAGTACGTCTAGCTTAGATGCCATATCAATGCCGATAGGTTTCAGGGCCTTTAGGTTGCGCTAAATCTATATCTCCGGGAGCAATAGCACTTGCCTTACCCTTCCAGGTTATTTTCACTCCCTCTACAAACGCTAACAAGTTGAAAAACTTGTCGCCAGTGTAGCGAGACTGTTGCCATGTGTTGGTAAACATTAGGTTTCGACTTCTTTGCAAAAGCGACAGCTGAGATTCACAAGTCATTGTTATGACATCACCTTGATCAGAACCCACATTTACAGCCATTTGATCCATATGACCTGACCACAACTGAACAGGATTTTTTGTGTTTACCGGGTTTGTCTCTTGCACAAATTGATCATCTTCATCCAAGACACCTAGGTATATCGTTACCGGACGCATGTAATAGTTTTCTTCAAGTGCTTGCTCTGCCAAGGTCGAATCAAGCAAAGACAAAGTTAGCGTTATGGAATAAGGCGAAACGTCTGTGCCCTCCTCTACAGCAGATATGGTTGCTAGATCACCCAGTCCTTGCCACGTCTGTCCGTCAAAACTGTATTCTCCTATGCCGTTATGCACGTATAAGGTCTGACCAGAGAACTCTAGTTTAGCGAACGACAGCAATCTTACATGCCCTGCCGCAAGCGCAGTTGCTACGGCTGGAGAGAACCCTCTACTCATGCTAAAACATCCTCCATAGCTTCTATCGTGATGCTGCTTAGCCCGCCCACCTCGTTACTCCATGATGGATTGTTGCCTAATATAAAAACGCCAAAAACAGGTGCGACAACATCTGCAGGGTCATTTAAAGATGTAGTATTACGCAACGGTGGAGCAATATTTACAGTAACATGACCAGAAGAATCCGTGTCATATGCGTATGTATCGGTGTTATTACTTGAATTCCAGCTACCTACAACTATGTGAAGTTCATTATTTATTCTTAGATAATCCCCAACTAGCATATAGTTAGACTGATTGGCTGGCGCTCCTGTCAAATCAACGGAAGTTCCTGTTTGATCCGCTGCTGTAACTAAAGTGCTATCTGCTCCTGAACCTCGCCTTGTATAAGCAAAATCTTGCAATAGAAACCTATGCTCTTGACCGTTGAGCCTGCTTAGGAAAGCCTGCAAAATAGCCCTAGTCTCACCTGATACATTCTGATACTGCATCGTACACTTCCACAAAGATCCTTTACGAGAGGCCGTCTGGATCGCGTTGGTCAGGGGCGACCTAAACACTCTGGTGTTAGTGACTAGCTCCCAGGTGCTAGATGTAGGATTTATATCTGGAAATATAAACTGGGTCATACCAATCTTCCTCTGCTAGCCAGGTCTCTTACTGTCTGCACAGTTCTCCTGCCCGTCTCTTGCATCGCTGCGCGTATCTTCTGATCTACTTCTGGGCCAGCGCCGCGAGCGTCTACGTTGTTTATTATAGTAACACCAGAGCCGCCACCGTTATGCATATCAGTGACCTTTTCATTCGGATGCAGCATCGCTAAAAATCCACCACGTCCATCCATGCCGCCAGATCGAGCTCCTCGCCCGGTGAATCCACCACCTTCAAATGATGCGACTGCTTGCGCCATGATCATAGCTGCACTGGTATAACCCATAGTCCTAACGAACTTAGAGAATCCTACGTTCCCAGGAGGCGGCAAATATGCTAACGCGTTAGCTGCAGCAACTTCTGCGGAAACAATTGCCTGGCTAGCTGCATACGCTTTATATGCGAGGAAAGCAGCCTTCTGCATGGCAGTTCCCTCTTCGAAGCCTGAAGCCATCATTTGCAATCCATTCATTATGACTGCATGACCAGCCTCTGCTATCTTCTGCTTTTTCTCTTGCTCTTCTTGGCTGATTTTTACCCTTTGCAATGATGCGTCTCTTTCAATGCTAGTAATTGCATCCTGGCGAGTAAACGTAGCACTAAAGAACGTCTCATCTAAGCCTTTAACAAAGTCTAACTTTTGCTGCTCTTGGTGCCCTATGAGCTCAAGCTCTGACATAAAGCCAATTCGCATTTGTTCTAATTTCTTCTCATTCTTTGCTCTAGCTTGCGTTGCTGCATCAGCAACTCTTTGCCCAAAACCACCACCTAGAGCTGCCACATCTGCGTCAGCAAATTGTTTTTGCGTCCTTGCTAAATCTCTAGCCGCTTTTGCCGCGTCTTTATCGGCTTGAGCTTGATCTTTAGCAGCCTGTTTTGTTTTCTCTTGTTTTCGCAATCTTATTATCAGCTCAGTCGCTAAATCTTTTTGAGCCTGAGTAAGACCCTCCATATTCTGCAGCTCTATACCAAGCATTTGTGCGGGAGTCAGCCCTTCTGCTTTTTGCACCGACCTTGTCAAGCTGTTTACAAAACTATCGAATTTACTTGTCAGATCATCTACAGCAGTTTCCGCTTGAGGACTACCTACCTGACTAAAATCTAAAAGCTCTTGAGAAAGAGTGCTCATCTCTGTATGAGCTTCGGCAAAGGAATCAATTAGCGCCTTAAAATCAGAGTCTATAGGTCCGACAGCCGATTGCGATTGTTGCAACTCATTAAGAAGGCCCATAACACCTTCTCTGCTAGAATGGCTATTTATATCTAAGGATCTAAGGCTGTGGTCTAGCTCGTCGTATTGCTTTTTAGTTAATCCGAGTCGCTCATGAGCTCCAACAATTGTATTTACGCCGCCAACAGACGCTATAGCAACCTTAGAAAAATCTTCTGTGGTAGCAGTTAAAGACGTTCCCAACTCGGTAAGTCGATTCTTAGCTTGATCTATTGCTGTAAGACGTAAATTTTCAGCAGCCTCTTCCGACACTGCAACGACTTGCGCTAGAGCTCCTGCATACTGAACAGCGCCAGTTTTGGCATCCTTCTTCATCAATGATGATAGGTTTTTGACCTTCTCATGCAGATCGTCTGTTTTTTTGCTGCTTTCCATCAACTGAGGTATAAACGCACCAGCCAATGCACCCGCAACGGCACCTACCGCACCGATAACGGCACCAGTAGGACCGAATAGAGAGGCTACCTGGGATCCCTGCTGGGTTAGGACCATGAGCGGGTTTTGGCCCATCTGTAGCTGGACTGCCACGTCCTGAACCTGATGACCAAGCTGACCAAAGCCACCGCGCATCATACGCAGAGAGCCGTTTAGTTTCTCCGACTCTCGTTTAGTTTTCTTGATGTTATTTTGGACACTAGCAAACGCTGGACCCGTATTGTCCGTCGCTGTAGCTGTAAAGACGTTTACATTACCTGCCATTTTTGGTCGCTTCCTTTAACTTATCAGCCTTCAGTTTAAGGAACGTGAACCAAGTTTGAAACTCTGACACCGTCATTCGTAATACTACGTCTAACGGTTGGCCAAGGTGGTCAGCCAGTTCGTACATCATGTACAGGTCGGTGACCTCTCCTTGACCGTCTATGAGTTTTTTTCGCGTTCCTCTTCGCTATCCGCTGCTAGCTTTAGCACAAAGTTTGCGACAGAAGATAGAACCTCTGGATCAACATTGTTACGCAATTTAGGCTTGTCACCAATATCGAAAAGCGGCTCGCCCTGCTCATCGACAGCACCATAGATTACGGCGTAAACCATATAATCCGTGGTATCGTCTTTTGACCTGGCAAGCCATTTTGCTTTATCTGACAAAGACAAGTTCTTAGCGAATATCTTGACGCCCCATTGTGGGACCTCCATTGATCGCACCTCCTGGTTGCTAAAATGAGCAACCGCCGCATCAATTAAGGAGCCCATTAGTCTACGGTGTCAGGTGTTAGCGCGCCAATACCAGTAAGGCTAAAGCTGGCTTCTACTAAACCGTCAGCCGCAGCACTCTTGCTCACAGATGCGACTATAGCCAAACCTTTCCAGTAAACGCTTGCGCTTGTAACTCCGTAAGGATATAGCTCAACCTGAACTGTGCCGCCTTCGACGAAATCGTCTTGAGCTGCGTCCTCGTCATCCCAGATGCAATTCAAAGTCGTTGACCAGCTTTTGGTCGTCAGCTTCTGTGAAGTCCATGCATCACCTAAAACGGTGTTATCTGCCAGGTTAGCAGTTGTTTCCAAAGACCAATCTTTTACCTCAGCAACAACTGCGGGGTTACCTGTTCCGTCTGTTGATGTGACAGCTTTTATACTGCCTGTATGTCCAGCATGTGTAGCCATTTCAAGCTCCTAAAATAAAAACCATTTTACCCTAAAAACCTCGGTTTTATACCGTTGTTTCTGGATCATTTTCACTGGTGTGATAAATAACATCTATAGCCATTCTAGCAAACGCTAGCGGCTGATCGCCTTCTCCAGCAAAGTCTGCTTCAAACCTACTTATCTGCAAGTCTTTAGCATTACCATTTAGAGTTAGATCAGCGAACAACGCATCCTCTATCTCCAGTGAAATCTGGTCGAGCTCATCATCATAGTTTGACGTGCCCTTCACGTAAATTTCTACTGCAACAGACAAAACCCTCTGCTGCAATCTGCTAGAACCGATTGTGGCATAATCGATCTGCTCGCTTAAAGTATAAATCGATAAGCCTGGCAGCTTTCCTTCAGCCAGGGGATAAACTCTTGACCTGTAAACTCTAGATCCTGTGGTCGCTAAACCCGTCAGGTCAGTTACTATCCTGTCTCTTATCGTCTTTCTTGCATGAGCCATTATTGTTTCTCTAAGGCCAGGTCTGTTAGCCCAGTGCCGTCATTCATAACGACTCTTACAATGTAATTGACTCCGCTAATAACAACAGAGTCTCCCTCTGCAGCACTAGCAACGTCTGACGTTTTTACTGCCAGACGAGGCTGCTCTACTGCAAACGCCACCTCACCGCCTGTGTCTACTGCCTGGTATTCTTTGTCGAATATTCCAGTAATAGTAGATGCCGATCCACCAGACGGGGTGTATGTTACTGACTCACCAAAGTCAGCGAGCATAATTGCTCGTTCGACATCTGTCTCTACAGCCATTACTCAGCCTCTTTGTGCTCTTCTGGCTCTACGGGTTCTACGGGTTCTACAGGCTTTTCTTCCTTTGCCTTTCTTTTAGCCGGCTTGTCACCTGACAAACCAATGCTTCGATCTGCTTTTTTCTTAGGCTCTTGCTTGCACTCTACAATTCGCCCAATTCCTATCAACTGATTGATCTCGTAATCTTCGAGCTCAACGATATCGCCAACTTGGTAACCTTCGCCTTTAATCACACAACCTTTAATTACTTCGTACTTTTTCATCTTACCTCCGACAGGATTGGGGCCCGATTGGGCCCCTTTCCATTTGCTTGTATTAAGCGTCATCTTAGCCGTCGTTACCGAATGCGAAGCTAACAGCGTGACGGATTGCAACATCCATCATTGCCAATGCTACGATTCTTACGCCGCCTGAAGTTGACAAGCTGTACGGATCGACCTTGATATCGACTCCACCAAAGAAGCCAACCAAGCAGTCACTGAAGTTACCAAAATACAGGTTACCAGCAGTGCCTTGGTTAGATACGATGGAACGGTAGCCGTTGATCGTGCCGCCAGGCTCAGCAACAAACTGTGCAGTGCCAGATGCTTTCTCAGTGGTCTTCAACGCGCCGTACATGCTTGCAGGCAAGATGTAAGCGAGGTTACCAGAGAGTGCATTGTCTTCTGCTACAGCAGTTTCCAGAGTTACAACTTCAGCAAACGTGGGGTTAGCAGCCGCGAAGTTAGTTACTTGGTTAACGCCAGTAGTGTTCAAGATACCAGTGGGCTGACCTGATGAACCAGAGCCTTCCAATGCAGACAAGTCAATCGCCAGAGCGATAGCTTGTGCAAGGTCGTCACGGATCAAGTTCTCAACGTCCATTGAGCTCTGAACCATAAGCTGTCGAGTTGCGTCGGTGAATGCACCTAAAGTGCGGGGTACCATAGCAATGTTGCCAACAGTCATTTCTGACTCAGCGGCAGCAGCGCCTTCAGTCCCAATCCAGCCAGCAGCAGCCGAAGTTAACTTCTTGGGAATACGAACGTCGCCTGACAATCCATTGAGGACTCGCGCACCAGCACTCATTACTGAGCTAGCGTTGCGGAGTACGTCAATGAAGTCACCGCCACGGTAATCTTCACCAAACAAGTCAGCGTCATCAGCTGAGTTCATGTCACGCTTCCAGTTCCGCAGAACGTCAGTAGGTAACATGATGCCTTCGGCTTCACGGCCATACTGCTCTGATGCGGCTCTAGAGCACTCAAACTCAAATGCAGCTTCTTCTTGTGACCGACGATCATGTGGGTTGGCCAGGGCTCGGACAGCTCGCATGATTGAGAATCGCTTAGCTTCCTTCTGGGTCAAACCAATGTCGTTAGACTCAAGGGCTTGTGTTGAACCGATTTGATCAAGAAGCTGGCCTCGGAAATCTTCGATTGAAGATCCGTTAGCAATTGCTTCGCGAGCTAAATCAGCCTTGTTGTGTCGAGCGCCGAGCTCAACGATTTGTGCAGCGTTCTTCTGAGCGGCCTGTCGGGCCTCCGCTGCAACTGCTTCAACGTCAATTTTAACGTCTTCCATAGTTTTTACCTCTATTTGTCGGGTTTCAGTTGTTGCGGTCTCTTCTTCGCTGCTTTCCACTGTCACGCTTTCGGCAATCTCGGTTGAAACCTGTGCAGATCTGCCAATTCCTATCTCACTCATGTCTGCCGGGATGCTAACGATGCTAGCCTCCAACGGTTTCCATTTACGAGCAACATAAGTCTTGTCGTCCTTGCGTTCTAGACGGTCTATCTGATACCCGACCGAGATGTTCGATCTAATACCATCTTTCACGTCCTCATATACCGATGAAGCAAGCTCGCCTCGTCCAAAGCGTACTTTAGCCCGGAGTCGCCGGGTATCTTCATCAAGGTATACATCTTCTATGACCCCAACAACTTGCTTAGGGTCATGATCTAGCAAAAGGTTAGCCCTTCCGCTAGCCAAGAAGCTCAAGTCTATGGCTTCTTTGCTATGCTCTAATACCTCATTGCCAAAACTGCGTTCTACGGCAGTCTCAGATGAGATGGACATCTTTACTGTCCTTTTATCGTCATCGATAGCTCTAGCGTCCAAAGAGTGACTGCGCTGCACAACTTCAGAAGCATCACTTCTCTCCTGTTCTTCGTCGGCTTCTCGCAACTCAGCCTGTTCTTCAGGCTGATCCATTTCACGCTCAAGCTCATTCTTTGCGAACTCGACCACGTAAGTTTCCTCTGTCTCTTCTACGCTCACTACATGGCGTTCCATATGAGTATCCTCTATGGTGTTTTCCGATTTGTATGATTCTAATTCATAATCAACATTATTCAAGTCAATGTTTTCGCTACGATCCTTCTCCATGCGAGCGACAATAGACTTTGACCAGGTAAAACCTCCGCTTCCTCCCCACAAATCCCAGGCAATCCTAAATGCTGTAGGACCACCGTCAGATTCTTTAGCGGCATAATGCTTGGCTTTATTGTTGCTGTGACGAGAGAAAAACGAATACATTCGCTTAACTGTCGATGCAGATAACTCTTTGCCATTCATTATATCTCTGGCGCGAGCAACACCAACGGCAGTGCCGCCTCTCTTGTACTCTCTACGCCATTCTAGAGCTCGCTTGGCGGCTGTCTTCATGCCTTGTGTTGGCTTATAGCTACTCATCGTCGTCTATAACCTCTACAGCCTCTTTCTTAGCAACGCCATAAGGCTCTAAGGCGTAATCAATGCCAAATTGCTCTGCAAGCTGCTTATCTCTGGCAATCTGCGCCAAGAGCTCTTCTGTATCCATACCGTACTGCGCTGCGACGTGAGAAAGGCTTAAAACACCGTTCTGTACGCCGGCAATTGCTGCGTTCATCTCTTTAAGCGGATCGACCCAGCTAAAACCTCGACCTTTAAAGTCGGCAGTGTCTGCGAAACGGTCATACTGTCTTACAGGTATGTTAAATGTCTCCATCTCCATTGCACTAGCCAACCAAGCTCTATATACGGGCTCTACGAAGTTAGATATAAAGAATGCGGTCATATTCTTGTACTGATCGCGTTCTTCTAACGCTCCCTGGCGAATACTGCTATAACTTGAGCCTTCCAGGTCGTTACTAAGTGCTGCATATGAAACGCCTAACGCACTGGCAACTCCGCGAAGAATCGCTTTGTGAAAGCCGCCAAATTCATTGTTTGGGTAGGCCGGGTCAAAGCTCTGAAGCTGAACGCCCTGCGGTAGAGAGGCAAACGATCCAGGTTCTGCCGACATAATCGGAACATTACCGTCGTAATCATCCGCAACGAATCCGTCACCGCCTGGCGACGTAAAGAAGCCCATCTTAGAAGCGCCCACCCTAGCCGCTACAATTGCAGCCTCTGTAAAAGCACCTAATTGCTTAATAGCAGAGATAGCCGGTGTCATCCATGGCTCACCTCGGCTCTGACCAGGTCTTAGCTTTTTATAAACGTGAATAACACGGTCAGCCTCAACTCTGATGTGCTTAGGCGACTTAATCTGGGTTGTGTAGTCCCAATCGCCAGGATGATACGTCAGCATGTGGTAAGCAACGGGTCTTTTATACTTATTGAGCTCTACACCCATCCGTATTTCGTTACCGTTGTCTAACCTTTCGTTCTTCTGCTCATCGACCATGTCTGCTTCGATTATTTGCAACGAGAATGAGTCCGTGAACTCTATATTACGATGCATAATCACAAAAGCTTCGCCATCTTTGGCTACTAGCTCGATAATTAGCTTCTGCACGTCAATCCAGCTCATTTTGCCGTCAACAGTGCAGTTTCCGTACCTACCCCAAGTCTTAAACGCGGTCTCGACAGCCTGGTTACCACTTAAATCCAGATTACCAACCGAATCGACCGCTTTTGCTTGCAAACTAACGCCTTTTTCTCCCACTACGTTAGTCTTTAGCAGGTCAAAATACCGTCTTGCGTAGTGATTATTTATCGACAAGTCCCGAGATCTGGCTCGCAACTTTACCAGCGCAGAGCGCAATTCAGTGTCAGGAGAAGCCTCAGAAGCGTTGAAATCAGCGAATAAACGGCCAGAATTGACACCGTAATAGCCTCTTTTCTTGATTTTAGGCGCAAAATCCTGCTTTTTAGGCTTAAAAATGTCCAATATACCCATATTAGAACCTCACCATGATCGTAGCGCCTGTCTGACGGTGATATTTCGCGTCTAACTTGGCTTTCTCGGCCTTAACAAGACCATCGTATGCTTCCCTCGCCTCCATAAGCTCCGCTAATGACATTTTAGTCAAACTTCTACCCTGTATAGAGTAATTGCTAACATCAGAGTCTGCTTTCCCACTAAGAAGCGACTCTATCTTGCTTAACATGACCTCTGCATGAGATCTTGGGTCAGCATTGTTAACATCTAGGTCAGGTATGACTATAGAATGACCGCGAGAGATAACGTGTCTCGCTGAGTCAGAGTTTCTTACTATCTCAGCCTGCCAGTGATAATCACCAGGCGTGTAGTTAGCAGTAACCGTTGATGCGACCTGTATCAGATAGTAATCAGTCTGACCAGTCGCTGTGATGTTTATCTCATTCCCACCTTGAGCAATGCGCCCGATGTAGTTGAGAGTGTATTGATCTGTAGGATAGTCGCTAACTAAATCGCTGCGCTTCCACTGAAGGTAATCACCGACAACAATCTCTGCGGGTTCACCTTCGGATATTTCAGTGAAGAAATTAGCCATAGTTCATCACCAGTTATTTACGAAGCCTTTTTTCATAGGCGGTATAAACGGAGCTCGCGTATTCTTCTGCGGCTCCTGCTCGGTTCCATCTTCTCTGTATTCTAACCTATCAACAATGCTATTTACATCTGTGTTTAAAATTGATAGAGCAGCTATTCCGTAGCAGAAACAGTCCAAAGCCTCGTTGCGATTTCTTATCTTAACAAAGACGCGTTTTTTATAGCCTCTTACAAATCGTGTAACGACCTTCTCGGCAGTAAGCTGCTGAAAATAAGTGTCGGGCAACTCGTCTGAGAAGTGTATGTACCCTGCTCCAGGTTGTTTAACTCGCATGCGAGCGAATAGTAAATCCTTTGTAGCGTCACTACCGACCCTAAACAGAGGGCACTTAACAGTATTATTCTTAGAAGGTCTGCCTGCGATGGGCACACCTTCGCCACCTTGACCTTTAATCGCAAATACCCTTCTACCATAGTGTTTCTTGCAGAACTTATAGACCGTGTTAGTAAAGTGACCCCCGCTATCAACTGCTGTCGCACGTATAGATACTTCTCGGCCATCTTCTGTCTCAAACGTCCTAAACAATAATATCTCTAAGTCTCGCCATAATTGAGGCGTACTAGGATCACCCTGGATTACATCATGCGAGTACACAAAGCACTCGTCATCCTTAGTCCAGAATATAGTCGTAGCTTCTACACGGTCATCTTGCACATCGACTCCGCATGTAGCAAACGCTGCGGTCGCCGGCACCAGAGGCATTGGCTCTCGTCGTTCTGCGAGCTCATGGTCATCGACCTTTTCACCTTCCTCTTCATAGGTTTCTGCTAGAACCGTATTTACAAATACCTTTAACTGTTCCGGGTTCTTCTTAACTGACAGGAACTCTTTAACGATATCACTCAAGCTAGCCCAAGGACTATACAAGCCGCTAATGTGAAACCCAGCAATACCCTTAAACTCTTCGTTAGCTTTCCATTCACCTTTAGCAATAGACCAACGTCGCTCACCATCGTTCCACATCGCACCGCAACTATCACAACAATAAGCAGCTGTCATAGGATCATTATCGAACCATCGTACATGCGACCACTTTAAGGTCTGCATCTCGTCGCAGTGTTTGCACGGTACGTAAAAGCGTCTTTGATCACTAGCATCGTATGCGTCCTCGATGGCAGACGCATTCTTATTTGTCGGAGTAGATACACTGACTATCTTGCGATTGAAGAATGTTGCAGTTCTCTTCCGTGCTAGCTGAATAGGATTACCTTCTGACCCTGCAGAGGTGGGCATTCTATCGACCTCATCTGCGAGAACCACTCTTATCGGCCTCGACGCGAGCCCTGCGGCAGAATTGGCACCAGTCAGGCTTAACGAACCCCCACCAGTAAACACTTTATGCATAGTAGTGTTATTAGCGTCCCTGGCTCTTGCCTCTTTAAACTTGCCTTGCAAGCACGGTGTCGATCTCAGCAAGCCATTGGCGATTCGATCCTTAGAAAAGCTCTGCGCCATCTCTACAGTGGGTTGCAGCATCAGTACAGGACATGGATCTAAGTGCATATGCATGCCGATTATATTTAGCAGGATCTCACTCTTACCTAACTGAGCTCCCGCCATGACCACAATCTCTTTGACATGCGGATCGCTATAAGAATCCATGATGCCTTTTTGATATGACTGCGACTTCCAGCGACCAGGCTGACTACTTGTTTGCGAGTCCAGTCGCCTTTCTAGGTCGGCCCACTCGCTTAGACTTCTTTTTGGCGGGGGCTTTAGGCTTGTCATCGCCTTCCTCAGATGGGTTGTCAGTTCTTTTCGTTGTTGTGGGGTCAAATAATGGATCATAGTTACTCAGTTCTTCTAAGGCTTCGTTGATAAGTTGCTCACATATCTCCTGACACGCTGGCGGCTCACTTTCTACCGCTAACAATGGTGCTGCTTTAGTCGGCAGAGATAATAACTTACCTCGCAAGGCGTTCAAAACATCCTGCCACGCATCAACAACGTCATCTGCCAGCACAAGCAGCCCTTTGACCTTCGCCAGGTCCAGTTCTGCGATCTCAGCCTCTGCCGCGATCTTCCTAGTGCGCGCCTCATCATACGAGCTGCCTATCAGCACACCTCCCGTGCTCGCCATATAGCCTCCTTATAACTATTTGTCATGATCAGCGCATATTATATGAATATTTCTCACTTTGCATACCTCTTGTCAACCTGGCTCGGATAATTGCTGACGCTAGCAAAAGTGCGAGGTCCCGCGAAACC